TGGATATAATGGTAAACCGTTATCATCCTTAGCAGAAACTAATTGTAAGAAGAAGTCAACATCATTAATTAAAACGATATTTGCCTCGTATTGCTCCTCATCTTCATAGTTGTGAGTAGTAGAAATATCAGTAATACAAGCATTGATTACATCCATAAAGTTTGGATTAGTAACACCTAATGCCATTGTACCAGCAACGAAAGTACGACCGTATAAAGTAGCTCCTTTTGGATTAGGTGAAACACCATCCGCAAATAAAAGACCTTTAGACTTTTTAATGTCGTGTTTCTTTCTCAAGAAATCTCTTGCAACACTTTGAATACCTTTTACATCCTTAACCGCTTCATCTGTTAATCTTAACCATGCAGCCGTTTTAACTGGCTTAGCGTAGTTAGTTTCCCATGTTAGGTCAATTTGTGGTTTAATCTCTCCCTCAGATAAGAAAGTATAATCACCATCTTTAGGAACTGCTTCTGTATAAGGATAAGCAGCTAAACTCGTAGATATATTAGATGTTAAACCTGTAATGTCAAAGCTTCTCAGTCCTACGTTACTTAATCCAGCTTGTTGTGTACCTGTAATGTCTGGAGGTAAAATATTTCCACCATTACCAGTCGTAATGTCCTCAGGAACTTTTACTGTAATAGTACCGCTACCAGCAGAATGAATCTTACTAATCTCATCTTTGTTTTCTTCGATAAACTTAGAAACGTAATCAATCTGACCTTTAGAGAACCCACCTTTTTGAGCTTCTTTCAAAGCGTTTAATTCAGTACTTTGCTTTTCGGTAGTTTCTTTCAACTCTTTTAGCTCTAATTGAATAGCTTCCTTGTCTGCTACTCTTACTTTGTCTTCAGCTACACTTTTAGCCTCTAAGTAACCATTTAAGCTATCAGCACTTAACGCTTTCACTTCTTCTTCGTTTAAGGCTTTAAATTGCCCTTCTTTTGTAAAATAATTCATTCTTACTTATTTAATAAACCTTCTTAAAACTTCTATTTTCCTTTTATTTTCTAAACTAATTGCATCAACTTCTAATTCTTCATTTATTTCTTTGTTTTCGTATAACATAGGCGTTAAGCCATTAGAACCCCTTGTAACCATAGAACCCTCGTCACCAATACTAGCTTCCTTCTGAGCCCAAAAGAACCCCTTAGACTCTGCATATTCTCTATTCGATACCTTTTCTATGTATTGGTTAAAGTTGTCGTTTTCTTCTTTTAGTTCTTTATCTTCTGACTTAGCGCACAAAACCATATCACCGTAAATCATACTTACACTATGCTGAATAGGTATTTTATTCTCTATGATTTTAGTAGCATCTGAGTTTAAGAAGTCCGAAGGATTAACTTTAAACATTAAAGCCTGTGTATTACCGCCAGCATCATACCCAAGGTCTTTAAACGTAGTTTCTTTAATCATCATTTCTACCTGTTTAGGGTAAGCTATGATATTACTTATTTTTAGTTCATGGTCTGTGGTGTAATGCACTAAACCAGCCTTTTCTACTATTGACTTATCCCAAATACCATCTATATGTACATCATTATGAGAGTCCATATAGTTAGTCGTGTTGATAACAGGATAAACAAAACCACTATCTAAACCTTTGATAGTTTTTGATGCCGTAGTGCTACGTAAAAACATCCCATTCATAGGCATTGATTTAGTTTTAGTAGCTCTTTTGTTTGATATAATAGATTCTAAGTTTTCTTTAATAGATAATAACATTTCTGTATTATGCTTAAACTCAGATTCTAATTCTATACATTTAAAAACATTCATTATGATTTAGTGTTTAATGACGGCTTAGGCGTTTGAATTGACAGTTCTTCTGCAATTATATTAATAACATCAACACCTATTTTTGTAGACTTATTAGACCCTGTAATTCTTCCATCTATTTCAATAACTTTTAACAATTCAGTTAATACTTTTATTTTTTCTAAGTTCATTTATTGATTATTTTGCTTTGTAATTTCTTATCTATATCTTTGTTTAGGGCTTTCCTAAGTTTGTCGTTCTTAATCTTGCTCACCTTGTTCTTCAATTCCTCCGCTTTGTTCATCTCTTTTTACTTCTGTGGTTAATGTATTGGCTACATCTTCATCGAATCCATGAACTTCAACCAACAAAACTAAAGCCCCCTCTTTTGATATGTAACCGTTTGCTATATCTGTTAGTATTGCTCTAACTTCTTTTGATGTAGTTTCTTGTATCTTAACTTTTTCTTTTATATCTTGTTGTAAAGTGTCTATTTCGCTTAGGTCTTGGTATATCTCATACTTAGTATTTACATTACCAGTAGGATATAAAGGACTCAGCCACTTGTTTAATGAATCAATTAACTTTAAATCATTAGGTATGTAACAGTTTAAAAAAGCACTTTTGTTCGCTTCCTTTTGATTGTTATAAGTCTTATTTGATGGGTCATTAAACAAAGATGAATCTAACCCGAATAGATTGCAGAATCTTCTTCTTTTTTGCAAATCTGTTTCAAGAAACTTTAAATCAGACGGGTTAGAATCAAATGAAGTATATTTTAATTTAGCATTAGTTGCCCATATCATATTGGTCTTTGTAGCTCCACCAATTTGCTTGGTGATATTATCTTGTACCTCCTTCATTGAATTAGGAGGAATCATATCATCCTCACCATCATTAGAAATCATACCACTTGCAGAACGATTCTTTAAGAAGTAAGCTTCAGCGGTTATCAAATCATTACTAGACTCTAATAAACGGATACCACTTTTCAATGGTGAGTTACCTACAAAGTAATTAACTAAGTCTAAAGATGGATATTTAGTAATACAAACGTCTTTAACGTCCCACATCTCTTGTAAGCTCCAAGCTACTGTAATAGATTTGATAGGCTCGCTTAACGTCCCTTGTTCTACTATTGTGTGTTGTGCAGGTAATACGTGTATAGACTCATAACCCTTTTTACTACTTGGCTTAATCCCTCCTACAAAGTTATTCCCACTTAATAATAAGTATGATATACAACGCTCTCTGAACTCTCCTAATGTTTCGTATGAATTGGGGTATGATAGTAGTTTTTGAAAATCAGTACCTTCTACTTCTTCAAAATCTCCATTGATAGTATTTACTTTTCTAACCTTCCAGACTATCTGATTTGATATAGTACGTGCTATTTTAGAAGTGATAGAATAAATATCATCGTTAAGCAGAAAACCTTTGTCTATTTCGTCCCCTTGTTTGTATTTATCGAAGTCGGAACTGTAACCAATAGGAGTAGTTACGTACCCTGTATTGGGATTTATTACGAATCCGTTGTATAAACCCCCTGTTACGCTCTTTTGTACTATCTCCGTTGGTATCATTAAATCCTATATTTGACACTAATATAAGGATATTTTTAAAAAACAAGTTTTATAGTAACTTTTATTTTGAATAAGGCATAAAAAAAACCACTATAAATTAATATAGTGGCGTGTTGTTATTTTGTGGTTATTATTTATAAAGTAGCTTTTCTATCTCTTGAAGAACTTCAACACGTCTAGCGTCTTCTTCCATTGTTATAGTACCGTTATCTTGTTTTCTTTCTAGTGCTTCGTATAATCTAATTAAATTTTTCATAATGTTTGTGTTTGTTTGTTATAATATAAAAGTACGGCTTTATAATTTAAGAAACAAATAACGTAGTATAAAAAACATTAAAACGTTTATTATACGGGCGTTGCGTGTAATACTAATCAATCGTTTCTTTATAAAGTTCCTCACTATTGTCTTTTAAGTATTCACTAACTTTTCTGTACGCCTCATCCGTGCTATCATTATCAAATCCTCTAAATTTAACACGAGCAGGATATACATTCTTTACTTCGTTGTTTTCTACTTCAAATACTATCGCCCATCCAAAAATGTGGAGTATTTGGTTAATTATTAGCACTAAACCTGTGCTTCTAAATTCATTCCAGTCTTTTTTATCTACCATTTCAATAAAGTTTGTGGCTTAAATTCCGTACTACACACAACAATGTATATAGTTTATAAGCCAATTAATATTAGTTTTTAATTTGTAAATTTCTGCTATGGCTTACAAAACCATATACTCAACGTTATTCAATAACGTAGTATTCATTTTTCCAAGTAACTAAGCAACCTCCCCAAGTGGTTAGGTTAGACTTATCTTTTAATCTTGTAACCTTTTTAGTCTTATTTAATTGGTAGAATGAAACATCATCCACATCGCAAGAAAGTAAAAGGTCTGAGTATATCGAATCCCTAACTGTTTTAAACTCATCAAATTTAATAAATAATTCTTTATCAAACAAATCTAATTTATCTACTTGTAAGAATTTATATCTATCTTCTAAAGGTATATCATATTCTTCTTTATATCCATCTTTATCTATTGGGGCGGTTAGGAAATAGCACAAACTACCCTTATTCATTCCAGTAGCTAACATCTGCATATTAACTTGAAAGTTGTAGATACTTTTTATCTTGTTAATACCTTGGTAGTATGTGTAAATCGTATAGGGGCATTTAATATCTATTACCGCATCTGTGGTTATTACATCTGGTGTAGCCCATAACCCCTCTTTAATAAAATAACTTTCAGCAGATTTTAATATGGAGTCGTTATGTAGTGGGTGTACTACTTGCTCAAATGCTGGAAACTCATTCAATAACCCGTGTTCCATCTGTTTGGTGCTTATACTTTCCCTTTCACCTGTTATTAGTTCTTTGGCCTTCTTTAAAGCTAGTGATTGAGCTGTTTTAGACTTAACTCCACCCCTAACAAATAGCATACCTATTTCGGATGCACCAATACCACCTAATTTATCTTTATTCATTCTTTTTTTTCAATGTAAATAGTTCCATTACCATCATAACACTCTTTAAAAAGTCTTTTTAGTGCCGTATTTGGTTCGTTAATGTTGCTTAATAATACATTTACATCGTTTCTAATGTCTAAGTAATCTTTTAAAAACCTTTTGTTTTCAATCTCTAAATTTTTAATTCTTTTCTTTAATTTATCTTTATTCATAACCTATAAGTTGTTTTTGTTTTACCCCTGTATTTACGCCTTAAAGACTGAAAAGTTTCTACCCTGTTATACATATAAGGCGTTGTGTCGTCGTAATACTCCATCTTAGGTAGTCCTTCTTGAAGTTCTTCTAACCTTTCTAACCTATCGATTAGCCTATCGTTTTCATATTCTAATAGCTTAACACGTTCTTTTAGTTCTGTTATTCCAAACATAATTGTTTTTTGTTTAATGCAATATACAACGAATAAAAATAGTAAACAAACTACCTAGACATTCTTAATAAGAACTCAAAGGAATACCTAAGCGGGTCTATTGAATGGTCGTTACCCTTTAAAGGAATACCAGCCTGTTTATCATTCCATACATAGTTACGTAGTTCTTTCTTCATGTTGTGGCTCTCATGTGACACTATGATTTTATAATCCATCATATTTTTAATACCAGTTCTTACCGAATCCTTACCCTTCTTGCATTTAAAGGCATTTATTCCCGCCCTTCTCATTTCGCTTATCTCTCTTGATTCTGCTGAATCACAAATAACGGTTTGGTCTTGTTCTACTATATTATGGCATAAGTCAATAATATCTTGTGTACCTAGCTTGTGAGCATAGAATAACTCTTTTGCATAGATTATCTTTTGTTTGTGGTCAACCGCACATTTAACTAATGTAGTAGGGTCTGGTGAAAATCCAAAGTCCATTCCGTAGGTGAAAGTTAGTGAATCATCAAACTCACCTTCTTCCCAGTTATCAAATACAGTACCCTCTAAGTTACCAATTAAACCAAGTCCGTAAACTCTGTACCAGTTTTCCCAATACTTAGACGTTTTAGCCTTTTCTTTTGCTTTAAGAATGTAATCAATAGCACTTTGAGGACATGACTCATTATCTAAATAAGTAAGTATAATAAAGTCTACATCTTCGTCTTCCTGGATATGGTCGTGAAACCAAAACGGAGCTGTGGGATTCCAATCTAAATATACATCCCCTTTAGTTCTTACGCTTAGCTCTTGGTATGCTTCAAAAGATACGTTATTAGCTTCATTGATGTATAGTAGGTCACGTCTTGCCCCTCTTAGCTTACTATCATCATCAGCACTAAAGAACTCTATTGTAGAACCGTTCTGAAAGGTGTATGTACTTGTTGTACTATGCCATTGTGAACGATTCCACCTATTAGTCGCTATTAGTATTTTCTTAAAGTCTTTTATTACCCCCCTTCTAAGATGTGGAGTAGACTCAGCTACTATTGAACACTCTAGGCCTGCCGTGGCTAATGCCTTATGTATTATAATTGGTGTTATACCAAATGTTTTTCCAGATTAAATGGCTTGCCCCTCTACAAATAAGTAAAGGGACAAACCGAACTTGTGCCACCTTGACACCCTTTAATCCTTTTCTTGAGTTTCAGTATCTTGTTTATTGTAGTAGTTCTTTTAAACATAGTTTATAATTCATCTGGAAATAGTGGCTGTTCTGTTACTGTCACCTGTTGTTCTTGTCGTTCTACTAAACTGTTTAGCCTTTGGGTTATGCTTGAATTATAGAATCCTAATAAGCCCCCTGTTATTTGGTCTTCTCTTATTTCACGCTTTATATGAAAACAGATAGTACCGAAGTCATCATAGTAACCCTCTTTATTATCGAAGTAATGATTAACACAACCGTAGTTATTATAACAGAACCTCTCGAACCCTTCCATGGTCAATGGTACTTTCGAATAGTCTTCCACTCTCTCTGCATCTCTACCTACATAAGATACCTTAACCCACTTTTTCGATTCATCAATTAGGTATTCTTTATACTTGTTAAAAGCTTCTTCTATTTCTTTGGGTTCTTTGAATATCCTTGAGGGGTGTATGTTTCCGTTCTTTGCCATATCATATTTCTTTTAAACTTTGTTTATACATCATATCCGCTATGTGATAAATATCTTCTACTAATTCCGTTGTATCTGCATAGCAATCATCTTTATATAATTCTGTAATTATTACAGGGGCTATAATTAAAGCTATTTCGTTTCTATCCTTCTTTGCTTGTTGTTTGTCCATATCTCTTTTTTTACTAATATACAAAAAAACCACTAAAAACATTTGTGATTAGTGGTTTTATGTTGGTGGTTATATTCTATCTGTATAGTTTATCTATTGATTCAATTTCTTCTTTAAAGTTTTCTTTAAATAAATCTCTTGTTTCTTGTTTTTTAAAACTAAACATGTCACTAACATAGTAACTAATACTACCTCCTAATATAAAACCTTCAATATCCCTATATCTATCTCTTAACTGTAATAGTTTAATTAAGTCTAGTATAGGTTGTCCTAATCCTTTAGGTATTACGTTTTGATTCCTTATGAATGGCGTTACTAAAGGTATATAACTCTCAATGGTTGAATCATTATCAATGTACTCACCACATACGCCTTCTAAATCTTCCCAACTACTAGGAAATTCTTTTTCTTCTAGTACTTCTTTCCTATAATTGTCTAATGCAAAAGCTTTTATACTTTCATCATCAGACTTATACATCTTCTTTGCTGTTTCTATTGTTAGTTTCATATTGTTAAAATTGTTTATCTAGTACATTATTCTTTAATACAGTTATAAGCTCTGATAATTTATCTTTATCACTTACCCTTACACACGTTTCGCTTAACTCAACGAACCAATCATTATTATTTAATTCATCTTTACATTCGGTATGTAGTTCTACAGGCCACCAATAAC